AGCTGTGCGCCGTAGATCAGGATGGACGATGTGCCATTAGCAGTGAACGATCTTGCTCCATCTGAGTCTGATACCCCAATATCGTGAAGTGCACTACTTGCAACATACGTAACAGAGCAGCGATACCAACCATTCCCAACATCTTCTATAGTTGTACTAAGAACATTACCCGTGGAATTATCGTCAATAGTCCCTACCGACCCGTTTGAAAGATCGAAGAAAGCAATACGTTGATTACCTGCGCCAGATGCTAGGTTGTCTCCAATAATCAGAAAGTCATAACCATTAGCTTTTGCAAAGACGGACAACGTATATGTCGTGCTTATACTTCCTGTACTGTATCGCACAAAATGATAGGCGCTTCCGCTTGAAGGCAACAATGTCGCAGCAGAATTAGCCTGACCATCTGGGCCAGTAACGTCGAGAGTAACAGTTGAACTAGTCGCAGCCCAAGCAACATTAGTAAAGTCCTCACTGTACGTAATAAGATTCGTCCTAGCCTCACTCTCCAGCAGCAGCCCTCTGTTAGTCCACGCCTGATCGTTGTAGACGTAGTGCCCACGGCGCGGGAGATAGCGAGCAACGCTTGGGTCTATGTAAGACTCCTTGACGGAGATGTTGTCAAATTCAGTATATAGTGAAGATGTCGTGTTATTGTTTATAACTGTTATGTAAGTAGTAGTGCTAGTAGCTTTAAAGATTATAGTCCCCGGATTATCACTTCCTGAAGATGGATACTGATAAGTTCCAAGCTCTGCTCCAGTTTGTGAAGTACCTACAAGCAACCTTGGAGAATTTCCCCCAGTTCCTGATGTGTGCTCTGCATAAGCTACATAAACACTGCCAACCACTGTTGTTACTGTTTGATAAGCATAACCATTTGTAGCCCCGTCATTTGTAACGCGAAGGCGGTTGGAGGCTACGCTCAATAATGAATTAACAGCAGTCCAGCCAGTCGTATCACTATCAAACGTCCCGTTCGTCACCAGCTCTGGCGCACTTGGAAGCACTCGTACAGCAGTAGGAACGTAGCTGTCGCCACGATCAGGATTGTCCACCATGCCACCGAGATCGGATCGGTAGAGGTGTGCGCCGTAGATGTAAATGCCCTCATTGAGGCCAGCATAATCAGCATCTAAATCGTCCTGAGCTGGGGATAAGTCATAGTTTAATGTGGTTGTGGTTGTGGCTGTCCCAACACATGAACACAAATACCAACCATTACCTGCGGGAGATATACTTGCACTGTCAAACGTAGAGCCAACAGTACCTACAACACCATTCTCAAGATCGAAATATACACTTCTGTCTGTTGCGTATGTACCAGCCCCAAAAGGACTATTACCAGCGCCAAACCTAGCCCATGCTTTTTCCGCTGCTTTTGCAAAGAAAGACATGCTATAAGTCTGACCTGAAGTAACAGAGGCAGCATGGGTTACAATATGCGTGTTATTAACTGCGTCATTTCCTACAATTTTACCCGCAGTAGTTGTACCATCAGGAGCCGCAACAGTATTAGCCGTTACAGTCGCATAAGTCGGTACCCAAGCAGCATTAGTAAAGTCCTCACTGTACGTCAACAGATTATGCGGACGCCACTTGATCGCGGGTACTTCGCGGACGGAGATGTTGTCTATGTTCACACCGCTGCTTGCATAACACCGCGCAGAAAACAAACGACTGCTAGATGCTGTATACAAAAATGAATGTGTTCCAGCGGTTGTTATATTCTCAACTTCATTAACAAGAATAGTTCCAGTAATGTTGGTGTAGGTTGCTGTCACTTCATAAATTACACCAGAAGTTGCACCATCTTGATAAATGGCAGAACCATCTCCAGAGGCCCCTCGATCAATTCTTGCCGTACCGCTCTCCCATGTTGCGGTATCAAATGAGGCATAATCCCATCCATTTACATTCGTATCGAAATCGCCATTTACCACAAGCTCTGGCCCATACCCGTCCACCATAGTGCCAAGGCTGGTAGCAGCGTGCGTCATAGCCCCACTGAACGTGGTAGCTGATCCGTCTGTCCTGTAAGTCTCTCCAGTAAAATCGAATGCGAGTTCTGGCTCAAAGCCATCTACTGCGTAGGGGTCACCAATAGCAGACGCCGAAACGCTGGTAGCCTGAATCGCCTTAGCAAGAACTGCTTGGGAGGTAATAAAAGCCATTATGCAGCCCGCCTATGTTAAGACGCTGAAATTACTGATACATATGCACTAATAGTACCGGAAGTGTACGCAGTAACGTTGGCGCGGCACTCAAAGAGAGCTTGGTTGTTCTCTTTAACGTCGTCCGCAGTGAAAGACTGCAAGGTACGAACTACACCGCCTTCATGGGTTCTGTATTCTATAACTACAGTTGCCGTAGTTATGCCCGCAACTTCAAACACTTTGTTAAGGGGGAGCCTGAACCACTCCCCCGCGCCTGTAGCTGTAGCACCATCTAGCAACTTTATACTAGTCGGTAATGGATAAGTCATGTTAACCCCCTACTCTTTAACTGCAGCCGCTTTCTTGGGCGCAGTTTTCTTAGCGGCTTTCTTAGGGGCAGCACTTTCTAGAGTGTGACTATGCCCCCTTGTACCGGGTTTGGAATCGGCCATAAATCACCTCTTTAGTTCTGTACGTATTGGACGGTAATAGTTCCGCGACCGGCGGTACCAGCGCTAAAATCTACCCAGATGGACACGTCAGAAGTGCCTACTGTTTCCCAAGTATCGGCGTCGGTAATAGTACCGGCAGAACCAAAGAAAATAGTGTTAGCAGCAGTACCCAAGGCCAACGCAGTAAAAATTTCATTGGCCGCACTGGTGGTACCAACACTAAGGTTTTGAGAACCACCATCACATGCTGTAGTAATATACACAGCAATATCAATGATTTGCGAGTTAGCTGGGATAATAATTCCAGTGTTCGCCGCAGTAGTAGACTGTTCCCAAGTAACGGATTGGGCAAGGATTGGCGACCCTGTATTTGCACTAGCGCCTTCACGGACTGTGCCAGATCGAATGGGACCGGAAAAAGTAGTAGTAGCCATTATAGACCTCACATGCGAGTTGGGGTGTATCTGTCTGCATGTCGTCAGCCGGGACTGTCAGATACACCGGATAACCCCGGAAGTAAAGCTAGTCTATACTAAGGTAGGAGCTACATCAAATAAAAAACTTGTTACTAAATCAGGATTTATGTCCGTATATAGTCCTTACCCACCATAAAAACATATCTTCAGGTAAGTTACTTTTCATTAGGTTTATTCTAGCAGCTACAAGTTGAATGTTAGTTTTTGTATACCCTAATTCAGAGTTAATCCTGTCTAAAGAGGCGTTTAAATCACGTATTTTAGCATTAGAATACCTACCTCTTTGATAAGTCATAACCACCCCGGAAAGCGCACAACGTCCATTTTGAGCGTCCCAAAGGGCTTTAACGTCTTCTGCCTCTATATCAAAACTAATTTTTTGTTTAACTCTGGAGCTTTTTATCTGTTTATACAACAAATCTAGGTAATTATATGGCGTATCTGACGTTTTTTTAGCTATTTCATCTAACCTGCAGCTTCGACACATTCGTCGGGTACTGCCGCCTCTAAACTCTTCAAACCTTTCTATGGGTAAATTTTGCTTACATATAAAACAAATTTTTGACTTGGGTTTACTACTCATACTGCCCCCATAACAAAAAAGGGGGTCTTAACGACCCCCATAAAAACAACGAGTGCTTTTTATTCGCTTTAGCTAGCGCCCGGAGAGCCGAAAATGCCCAGCGGGTCAGACACACCAAAGCTGTATCGCTCACGAGCCTTGTAGCGACTGTTGCCAGTATCGAAGTCAGCATCCATAGAAGTCTGCATCGGAGTACGGACAAAGTGCTTCAGGCCGTTTGGTACGTCGGTCATCAAGAACCAAGCATTGGTATCGGTCAGGTAATGGTTAACAGTGTAACCTTCCGGAATCGTACCGTTGGTCTTAATGGCATTAATGTCGTTATCGGCAGTGCCAACACGAAGTTCAGTGTCGAGCAGTCGAGTAGCGATAAACATCAATGCAGGCGGAACAACCAGCTTACGCGGCTTGGCTGCAATCAGCAGGCCACGCTCATCAGTCCAACCAGCGATCTGAATAACGGCGGCTTCCAAAGAAGTCTCGTTCAGGTCAGAACCAGTAGACGGAGTGTTGCTGTTGGTACCACCAGATACCAGCGGGTGGTCAGTCGCACAAAGGACTTTACCGTCACCATAAGTAACACCAGAACCAGTAAACGCATTGTTCAGGATGTTAGCGGCTTTTACCTGCTTGGTATAAGCCATGGCGCGGGCCAAAGCCTTGGTATAACGGGACGAGAGGCTATCGTACAGGTTATCTTCAATCGCTTCTTCAGTAAGCGAGAAGCCCATAGAAATAGTCTCGTGGTTATACCGAGCGGACCACGTTTCTTGAGCGTTGTCATACGCAATGGCGGAACCCTCGTTCTTGACGGGGGCAGCACCAAAACCAGACAACTTGGTTTCTTCCTCAAAAGAACGATCTGAGCTCTCAGTCTCGAAAATCTCAGCGTGTTCTTCACCATATTTAGCATACTCAAGGCCGAACAGGGCGTTAAGACCCGGCAGGAGTTCCTTGAGTAATTGAGCGCGTGAAATAGCCATATCTCAACTTCTCCTTACAGTCCGACGTTGTTGGTCATTTGGTGAGCGCCGGGATTGAACTTAACCAATACATCTGGGTAAGCATCACTCGCCGGGGACACATGAGCGACGATACGGAACGCAGCAGCCGCAGCTTGTACGGTTGCATCCAAAGCACTGGTAGAGTTACCAGTAGCAGTATCGCCAGTTGAAGTGCTCTGAACAGAAGCAAAGAAAGTATTAGTGCCAATAACAGTTTGGGCACCAGCACCATCAAGTTGAGCTTGGAACAGAACGTTAGGATCATCAACCACATAGGCTTTGATCGTACCGCCGTTAGCAGTACCACTAGGGTAATACTGGGCTTGTACAACCTGACCTGAAGAGTTGGTGTACTCACAGCCGACAAAAACGCCGATACCACCTACATTGGCAGCGCCAAGGTTATTAGTGGTGAGGTCAGCGCCTGAACCGGTAGCCAGAGCAATGTACCCATCAGAACCGATAGTTACAACTTGACCATAAAACAGGTTAGTTGCTTCACCGGCAGGGTCAATCAAATACTGAGAGGTAGCGCCAGCATACGGCATCCCGTCAGCACGTTTTACGGGTTTTAACCCGTAAGGGGCAGCAGTAGTTGCCATTTTAGACTCCTTAAAAGTTAACCTTTACCAAAAGTGACCGTAGATTTTCTGTCGTTAAACAGAGGCATTCTAGGATCATTTTCTCTCATAAGGCTGTTATCCACCGAGGTCATCTGGCC